GCCGCATCCCCCCAAGTAGCCGCAAGCGTTGCGGGCGGGCTTGGGTAAGTCGGCGCATTAACCGGCCACTGCGCCGAAAGCGGCATTACCGGCGAGCTATAGCTCATAGCGCGTCCGGTATCGCCTTGGCAAATATCAGGTCATTCAGTAACTCGCCTTGCGCCGACTGGAAGACCACATCCACCGGCTGTGTATCCGGCAAGGTCATTTTGTAATTGCCGGTTAGCGCATCGGACATCGTTTGTGCGACCAGTCGCCCACTTTGCCGATTAAACGCTCGCACCAAACGCGCGGCTGGCGCGTTATCCACATCCCTTACCGTGCCGCGCACTTCGCCTAAGTTTTTTTGTAACAGTAGGAGCGAGCCTGAACTGCTTGTGTAGTGCAGGCTAGCCGGACACTGCGCCGCCGTTATCGGGTGCATTTCGGGCGTTTCTAGCGTAGGGTCAAACCAAGAGAGCGCAAACACTTTACTGCGCTCGCCCGAGTAAACGGGCTGATGCCAAAGGTATACCCGCTGCGCCTGTTCGTCGTAAGCTAAATCATATACATTAGGATAACTCGCTATACCATCGGGTCTCTTTATCGGCGGTAATTGACTTAAGGCGTAGTCGTCTGTCGTTTTGCTGCGCAAAACCGCTGCTTTAGTACTGCTGTTTATTGAATAGACGCTATCCTCTATCCATAAACATTGCTTGTATCCGTATTGTATGCCGGAAGCTCCCCAGTTCTTAAGCACTGATAAATCCGCCACATTAAACAGTATTTGAAAATAGCCAGACTGGAATAGCATCAGCTTGTCCCCTGACGGCGAGTAGGCGATAACCATCGGATAAGATAATGACGAATAGGTTGCTGGAAACGCCTGCTCGGCTTCGCTAAACGGAAAGTTCGGCTGCGTTAAGTCGTATTCCCGCAAAGGCTTTTCTCTTCCATATGCCAGCACAGCAAGTTTACTGCCGTCCGGCGAGAAAGCAGCGTTAGTGCAGTATCCAACCAAACCACTATTAAACGAAGCCACCAGTTCTAAGTCAGGCAAGGTTAAAAGTTGAAGATAAGGCGCGTATTCTGAGTAGAGTGCGATATGCGTATTGCTTAACGTCACGCCCATATAAGCGATATTGCCTTGCGCAAAGCGCTCGGGATACTGCAAGTAATCATCGGTATCGGTATCAAATAGCAGCACTCTGTCTGAATCGTTTTTGCCGCTTATCATGGCGAGGTAACGCCGGTCAGGTGAGAGCGCCATCTGGTTTAACCGTCTGCATTCAAAAAAGCTTGCAAACCCTCCCGTCGTCGGCAATCGATCCGGCGCAAGCCCCTCGCGCAAACCGAGTTGAACGAGATTGTTCTCAGAAAATTGGCTGGTATCGCTAGCGCCGAACAAAAATAAGCTATTCATGTCAGCGTCCGTTACAGGGCAAAAATTTTGTAAGCGCCGTTATCCCACTGCGCGGTGATATTGCCGCCGTTAGGCACGACCGGTAGGCCGGTGGCTACGTCAAAATAAAAGAGCAAGCGGCTGGTCGCCTCATCGCCACTATCGATGTAGCCAATGCAGGCTTCAATGGACGCGCCGGTCACGTCGCTAAATACGGCGTCGTCGGCATCGAATACGCCATTGGTGGTGGAAGTATTGGTGAGCGTTACCGCGTCGCCCACGCGGGCGTTGGCGGGGATGCTGGATAGAAACTCATGCGCTGCGAAATCGGGGGAGTAAAGGTCGGCATCGATGAGCCTTACCTTTACCGTAGCGGTGGTTAGGTTGATGTTGCCTTCCAGCAGTGCTTGCTTAGCTTTGAAGTACAGGGTGTTAGCCATGAGGATTATCTCCAGTCAGGATTGATACGCACCTGATACCGCTTGCCCTCATAGCGGGCGGCGCGGGTGCGGTGGGGCATGGTTTCGCCAAAGTGTTGTTCAAAGGCGGCCAGATGTTTAAGGGACAGCGCGTTATCGCCCGCGTCGCTGTCACGCAAGGCATAGGCGCGGTGCGCGGCGTAGTCGAGCAGGTGCGGATGCAGCGCCCGTGGTATTTCAGGTTCATCGTCATCAGCGGCCAGCGGTGCGGGCATGCGCGAGTAGCGGATAGTGAGCGTGCCGTCTTCAACCGGTATCGGGTACAGGCGCAGCTCGCCCTCGCCGCCGTAGTGGATGCTCTCGAACACATAAGCAGCGGGATGGCCGGTGCGGTTCTGCCAGCCGTAGACGCGCTCTAAATCCGCCAGTGCCAAACGGGAAAGCCTAGGGCGTTCGTTAATATGCGCGTTAAGGATATGCAGCGCGGAAGGCGGCAAGCTATAAGTTGCCGTCCCCTTGACCACCGGTAGCGCTAGCCGGTCGTGAATGCAATGACTGCGCAGCGCGGCCTCAGTGCAGGCTTCGTTAATAAAGCGGTCAAGCTGCACGTCCTGCCATATATGAGGGATTGGCACGTCATCCAAATACTCATAGCGCAACACGCCGCGCAGTGTCTGCAAATCCATCAGCTATCAGCCTTAACTTCCGGCACAGCAGCGACAGTCGCTTTGTTTGACGGCTTAGCGCTGCGCGAAGGCTTGGCCGGTTCGACTTCCACCATAAACGCGCGGCAATCGGCAGCAATCGCCGCCTGATGAAAGCGCGGGTGCAGCAAAGTACCTTTTTGCCCGTCAATTGGGTCAACCTCATAAACCTGCGCGGCATGGCCGGATAGCGTGCCGACATGGGTTTGGCTTTCGCCTTCTTTAGGCAGATAGCGAAAAATCGTTTCGTTGTCAGGCATAGTGGGTGCTCCTTGTTGAGTGCGTCAGAGGCTTTAGGGTTTGTCCCCGAAAGAAAGGTTGCAAGGGTGTCGCGCCCATTTGCGGCTCCAACCAGTCTTTGACCTTTAACAAAATCGGTTTATCATTCATTGCAATTCCTTGCCGTCTTCAAGGGATTTCAAGAAACCCAAGCTGCGCTAACGGCTTGGGTTTCGCTTTTTCAGTAAGCCAAGAAGATGTCCCCGAACGGGACGGCGCAAGCGTGATAAGCTAGTTTTTAGGGACAAAGGAGCGTTAGCCATGTTGAGCGCTGCATTTAATCTGCAAGAAACCATCGAACGCCTAGAGCAGGCGCAAGCACCTCATGCGCTAGCAGTGGTCGTTGCTCAGCTACTGCAAGAGAACGCAGCCAGTGCCGCCAAGGGACAGACTTTTCAGGAACAGAGTGCTGCGTCCGCTGCTGAGTTTGGCGTGCCGACCGTTACTGCGTATCCTGCGGATGCGTTAGGAAGGATTGAGCAGAAGCTAGACAGTGGCTTTGTGGCGGTTAATACCCGTATCGACAAGCTGCATGTGGAAATGGACAGGCGCTTTGAGGCTTCCAGAGCCGATATGGACAGGCGCTTTGAAGTTTTTAAAACCGACACGGACAGACGCTTTGAGCTTATGGCTAAAGAGTTTGCGCTAGTGCGACAGGAAGTAAAAAACTCGCACCAAGCGCTAATGCTTAAGCTGGGCACACTGGTAGTGGGTACCTACGTTACCGTAGCAACACTGCTTTTTGCCGCACTACGCTACTTTCCCGCCGCCAGTTAAACCGCGAGGAATGTTAATAATGCCTGTTAAAACCGAAGACGAATGGCTAAAACGCCACGAGCAGTGGGTTAAAAACCTGAACAAGGAAATCAACCGCACCTTGCTAATGCTCTTATTTATTATTGCCAGTGGTTTTTTCTGCGGCTATCAATATGCCGCCTTGCGTTACGCGCCTAAGCCAACGCGCACGGCTCACTGCGCGGCGTTACCCGCCGGAACAAGCGCGGCTAGCGAGCAATAGAAAAAGACCGAAACCCACCGCTTTAAGAAAGAACGCAGCGCCGTCGGCCAGCCGGTCAAGGGCACTTGGGCTTTCGCTTTCGTCCCCGTCTTCGCCTGTGCGCGTTATGCGTATCGAAAAGTCTTTTGGCTTTTCCAAGTCTTTATCTGTAAGGCTCAAGGCAGCAGGCGCTCCCAAGGAATAGTCTGTATCGCAACAATGCCTTTTAACAGATAAGCAATCGCCCATACCCACGCTACGCCGTACCAGCCCCAAAACAACACGCGTAGCGTCTTATAGCGCCATAGCTTTTTCATACGCTACCACCAGCGGATGGCGTAGACAAAAGGCGTGGCGCACAACAGCAAAATCCCTGCGCCGATGCAAAACCGGATGAAAGGCGAAAACTCGCCCTCTAGCTCAATGTTTTTTAAATCTTGCATGCGGAAAATTCCCTTGCTAAACTTTTTCATGCTTATCAAGAATGCTCCATAAGTGGTTATGGGGTAGTTCGTAAAACCCCGCCTGTTTGCCGCAGTCGGGGTTTTGTTTTTTTAGCGCTTATAACCCTTGGGTAAAGTCCGCGCGGTTCACTTGGGTGTACCACAGGTGGATACGCGCCTTACCGGCAGTCGGCGTACCGGCTGGAAAGGTCAGTTTTAGGCGTTCGGTTTTCGTGGTTAAAAGACCGGTAGCGGTTAAGTCCTTTTTGCCTGTCGCATTTAGAGCAAGGTTATTGCCGTAGCGGTCATCATCGGCACTATCGCCGACTTTGACGCTAGCCGCGCCGCCTACAAAGGTGGTGTCCACGTAGAGAAAGCCGCCCAAAATCACGCTGCCAGCGGGTATCTCGATGCCGTAGACAGCTCCGCCGTTGCCTACGTCTTTGTAATCAAAAAACACATCCACTGCGGTTAAACCGTGGCGTGCATCTGTTTGTAAACTCATGGTATTTCTCCTGCTTAAAAAAGGAACTGGCCGGTCGCCCAGCCAGTCAGTGACAAGCGCTTAAGGCTGCGCGTGGTCGATGGCGAGTACGCCAAAGTCCTGCACGCTCTTGTCGTAGTTCGACCAGAATTTAGGCTTCAAGAAGCCAAACTGCTTATCCACGCTAATGCCGTAGCTGTTTTTGTAGTCGAAGGTTTCCTCGACCCAGTTCGGCGTAGATAGGTCAATCATGCCGAGCGCCTGAGCGCCGCACAGCAGGGTGCGCGTGCCGTTGACATCGCCAGCACTGCCCCATTTTTCGCCGGAAGCTGCGCCTTGCGTGCCAAACACCCTACGGTCTTCATGGATAACCGCACCGTCTACCGTCACGGTCGAACCGGTAAAAAACGGCGAGTTCTCGCCATTTTTGCTGGCAAGCTGTACCACCGCTTGTAGGTAGTCGTTATCCTTCTTAAGCTGCGCGAGCGTACCGGGCTGCACCAGAAGGATGTAATAATCCTTACCGCCTTTGCGCAGCGGCTTGATGTAGTGGGTTTTCGCATAAGCGACCGCATCGACAATCATCCGGTAGTTGGGGATATGCGTCGGCGTGACCGCCGCCGTGTTACCGGCTTGCATCTGGTTGCCGTCCCAGCGCAGATGGCGTTTGTCCGAAGGTGCAGACACGCTCGCGGCAAAGCCCAGCTTGGTAAAGGTATCGTCACT